CGCAAGAGTGCTGACTTCGGTGGGATTGGTGATTACCCGAACCGGCTGCACCACGTCATACAATCCGCGATACGGACGCACCATAAAATACGAGAACGTGAGTATCGATATCATCGCAGCAGCTATCGTCGGCCACGCCATTACGTTAAATGCCCTATTCCACTTCATGGTCGTTACCTCTATTTGACTAGTGAGTTCGCATTCTGCACGACGAGTGCGAGCCATGCGCCAATAACAGATGTCATCACCATGAATAGAAAACCCCACATCAGGCGCTTCATTTGCAGATGCTCAACTCTGTATTCCGCAAACTCTTTTTGCGTGACATACTCGGTCTCTACGTCCTTCAAAATCTGCTGCAACTGAAATTCCATTCTAATCATACGTTCGTCAAGGGCTTCGGGTATCCTGTCGGACAACCGGCCCACTTGTAGCTTGACCTCATGATACTCCTCGACCAGTTTTTGAACCTGGGCTACAACGGACGACAGGTCTTTTTCGACCGTTCCGTATTCCCGATTTTGGTAGTCGAATTCCTCGCGAGGTTCTGACATTACGCTTTCCTCATGAAAGTTCTGCTCGTATCAAACGCTCGCGTACCAAACCAAAATGCAAGAATGGCCGCAAACAACGATGCTGATCCCTCATCCCAAATGATCGGGAGCAACTGGACAATCGGCGTCTGGTTATCGAACATACCGTGCCACATCGCTTGCAGCTTGATAAGCACGAACAGTCCAAAAAACGCATACGTGATCACCGGACGGATACTTACCCGCATGGTTGCAAAAAACCTCAACCAAAAGGGAAATCCGTCTGTGTCATCCACATCCGGTAAATCATTATCTGACGCAGTTTTATTTAGGGATTCATGCCGCTCTTCTCGGTGTTCTTCCTGCCGAGGTGGCATCACATCCATCGGAGGCGGAGGCGGCGGCGGCTCCGGCTGAATAGGTTCGCACTGCTGAAACGGAGGCGGCGGAAAATTTGGTGGAATTCCCGGCGCAGGGCATTCACCCTCATTTGGCATCGGGATCATTCCCGGGGGAACAACACCCTTTTGTGCTGCATCAATTCGCTGGGCTTCCTGTCGATGGTTCTGTGTCCGCTCCATATGGGCGGTCGCCATATCGAGGACCTTGGGAACGACACTTGCAAGGAAGCCAAGGAGACCTCCGATCATCGTTGCGAGCACAACGCCGTCCATTCTATCCTACTTGACTGGCTTTTTGCGACGGAGAAACCACGTCATCGCACCTGTCGCCTGGTCCTTCAGGATGATATCATCTTTTCTCTTCGTTCGTCCATGTTGACGGATCGTTTCACCCTGCTCATCCTCACCAACATATCTGCTATAACGATGGTAGCGGTTCTTTCCAAAGCGGGACTTCATCCACTTATCTGTATTCACAGGAAACACTTGTGCACCCGCAAAGGTTTCTTCATCCAGTTTCAACGCATCGATTGTCGCCTTGACCGCATCCCGGTCCAGCTTCTTGGACTTGTCTTTCAGTTCGTCGTAAGGCACCATGTAGTCCTCTTTCCCATCAGGACTCTTGTGCTCAGTGTGCCCGGCTTTCTTCTGGTTCTTCATCCACTCATCATGCACAGCAGCCGCAGCCTTCTCTATCTCGTCTTGGGAAAGTTCCTCATCCAACTCTGAATCATCCCGACGGGTCGCGTGCGTGCTCCCGCACCGGGGACACTTAACGGGGTCGCGGTCCTCATCTGCGGGGCCGTAAATTTTTCCGCACTTACTACAGACCCACACATACTGGGTCTCATTCAACTCATTTGAGTAATGGTGCTTTCCCTGTTTATCAACATAGAAGTATCCCGAGCCACCACACGTCACACAGGTCTCACCATACTCGACGCCGCGCTCTCCACAAGTTGTGCAGGGCTCTTTTGTCCAGCCTTTAGGTAAAGACTCTTCATCCAACTCATCTCGAATCAAATCGTATTCCCGGTGAATACGGCCAAGAATCTCTTGTTCTTTCTTACGAAGTCGAAGCGCCGATGGTTCCGACCGAAGACGATACTGCACATCCGCTAACTGATGTTGCAGCCCCATAATAATCGGAATCCGAGGCGAATCAGAGGCGTGCTTGATTTCGGTGACCTGCTCTCCGCCCTCGATGGGCTTTGGGGTCTGGTCCCATTCCTTCATCGTCAAGGCACTCTCTATCGTATCGATGATGGGTTCCTGCTTGGTCTCTTTGTAGTGCTTCTTTTTCTTTCCGCTTGTGTAGCCGCCCAGAGGATTCCGGCCACCCGGCTCACCAAACTTGGACCCCGCAGGAACACCAATCCCCGCGATATGTCCAAGTCCCGCACAGTTCGCAGGAGGATTACCGGAATCCGCAGCTCCAGCACCTACGCCGCCTCCGCTACCACCCGCACCATCCTCATTCAATCCGGTCTTCCAGATACGCACCCGTCTCCCGCCTGGTGCATACACTCCGCGCTTCAACTTATCATACAGTTCGTCTGCGGGCATGTATTGTGCGGAACCCGCCATGCTGTTATGTTCTTTTGTCGTACCCTGGAAGATGAACTCACGGAACTGGTATGCAGGCTTTCCCTTGTGCTCGATATACTTAAGTTCGTTGCGAACATCGGCGTCTTCTTGGAGCTTATGGACATATCCCGTGCCCTGGCAGGTATAACACACACCCGCTGGACGACGTTGCCCCCATCCAGTCGTTCCGCTACGTTTTCCATCACCACCACATTCCGGGCACTTCTTATAGTCCTTTGGCGCAACAGACATCCCCATCGGGCGGGTACTTGTGTCCTCATCCACTTTCTTTTTCGCAGCAGCTAACGTTGCGGCCATCGCAGCTCGGTTGTCCGCAGCTCGTTTGTTCTGTTTGTCGATTTTCTTCTGGAGCATGTCCGCAAAAGACAACTGGCTGGTTGCCTCTGCGAACTCTTTGAACCGTTTGAATCGCTTGTCGTATGCCATGTTAGAGTGCCTGAAGTTTCGTGGTCAGTTTCTCGTCGTTCGGGATACCCTCGGTATAGATGTCCTCGCCGTCTATCCCGGTCACAACATCGGGGAGCGTTCCCATGTAACTCATAAACGCTTTGAGCACTCGATACATCCTCGGGTCACTACATTTGAGGAAGAGCAACCTGGCAGATGCCGGGGCGGTGAATACGTTGTTCAGGAGCACCAGATGGTTAAGCATCAGGCGCTCGCTGATTCGTCCTGTTGCCAGATATCGGCGGCACAGGCGCTTCACGTATTTCAACCGCTTATAATCCTCGATAAACTCTTCCTCATCCAAGCACTGCGGATTGTCGTAGCACTTCATCGCGAATAACAAGCTGTTCTTCAAGGTCAAATTCTCAAAGGCTTTCATAGGGTTACGACGGATTCGTTGTCGTCCCGAGCAGCCACACCGTCTCACCGTTGATAAGGCACTTGACCATTCGGTTCGCCCCGGTGTCTGCTGTCTTACTGAACACCGCCGAAGCGTTCACTACACCATTAGACCCGCTAATGTTTGCGGTCCCCTGAAGTCCCGCATCCAAGAGATAGAGAGTATTATTTCCCGCTGCTCCCGCATTCTCGACCAAACCCAGGAACGCAACGGGAGACTTGGAACGGCTCCAACTGTTGTTTGCGATGGAATGATTGATAAGCGCCCCATACGCATTCGTGCTGCCTATCACGTTGTTTCCGGCGTCTAGTTTGAACTCCGCTGCGGCCTGCACCGCGGTCGAGTTAGCTACAACGTTCGCAGTAAAGCGATACGCCGACCCGGCCGTAGCGGGAAGTGTAATCTGGCTGTTCGCCATGAAGTTTCGCACCTGTATCTTGTAGTTGGCAGTTGCCGATGCCGGCACGACGTTTGCCACTAGAAGAAGCAAGTCCTCTCCGATGATAGGAACAAGCCGTTCGGATAATGTTGTGATCTTTTTATCTGCCATCTTACGTCTCGCTTGGTGGAGTTACTGGGGGCGCCGGAGGTTCAGCAGGTGGAGGGGGTGGCGCAAGAAAAGACTCAAGCGCAAGGATCGCACCCTGAATCATGTTCGCGGTGTTCTGTAACTGCTGAATCTGTGCGGTCACTACTCCCAACTGGTTCTGCACCGCCGCCTGCTGCGCCTTGTAATTGTCTAACGCTACTTGAATGTCCTTGACTGTAAATGACCGGTCGTCGCTCATCTTATGCTCCATGTTTTTCCATGTGGGACTCAATTGTCCTCACCACTTGTTGTATCATGCTCGCTGATGGTATGTATAGGATGCCCGCGCCGCCTGCCTGCTCCCATTCATCCACGTTCTTTTCCATGTCGTCAATCAAGATATTTGGAGTCCCGTCCTTCTGCTTCGCGTAGTTCTTCTTCTCTCGGCGCTCGACCGCATGAACGACGGGATTACCACCGAGAACTGTGCGGGCCCAGACCGTCTTACCAACTCCTGCTGTCTTCCACCCATTATTCGGATACGCGGTTAGAATCTCTACGTCATACGGACGCAACGCTGTCCATAGTTGAGTCGCGTGAGGCATCAGTTCTAGGTCCATCCAGAACGTCGGCCACTGCTTCTGCAAATACTTCCAGTCGTCACCCGTGATGGTGACCCAGTTATCGATGTCGTCACCCGTAAACTCTTTCCACCCAGCGTTGAAGTCAGCTAAAACGCCGTCCATATCACAATACACCTTGGGAGTCATTACTGTCCCTGCCATCCTGATTCGCTGAACTTCTTGATGTTCGGGTCCTTCGCCTTGTTCTTCTTCAGCTTCTTACCCTTCTCCGCAAAGCTCTCTTTCTTTTCCTTGCCCACAAGACGTTCAGAGCTTGGACGAGGTTCAGCTTCAGACTCTACGCCCTCGCCGGCGCCCTCATCTTCCTCATCGCCCATCTCATCGTCAAACTGGTCTTGTCCCACAAACTTGTTTCCCGAGACGTGGTCCGCTGGCTTGATCTTGAAGATCTTTCGCTCGCCCTGTCCCATCATTCTGTTATTTGGGCTCGCGGCTAGTTCCTTTTCCTTCATCGGGTTCTTTTCAACCTGATGCTCGTCGCCCTCTTCTTCATTTTCTTCAGCAGCACGCTCATCTTCACCTTCGCCTTCTTCCCGTGCTTCTTCATCCTCGTTCTCTTCCTCGTCCGCGAATTCATCCCCATCCTCTTCCTCATCATCAGAGACAGGAGGTTGAGATAGAGATTCGGCGTCATCTACTTCTGTAGACTGAATCTTCTTTTTCTTGAGGTCGGATTTAGTCTTCGATGCGTCGGGCAACTTGGGTGTCTCACCCTGGTCGCCAACGTTCGGTTCTGCGGACCCAGGAGGTCCAGGTGAAGCCCCGTCTCCCGTCATCGGGTTCTTCCCACGGAGTTTTGCGGCCTTTTCCTTCTGCTCGTCATCATACTGCGTGAACGTAAGCATGTCGGGGTAGAACTCGACCACATCCGTCTCGGGGTTGAACTTGTCTTCCAACGCAGCGAGGACATCCGCATCCGCTTGGGCGCGCATGTTCTTCACCTTCTGTCGTTCAATCGCTTCCTTCTCGGCCTTCTGGCGAGCGAGCGCAGCCTCTTCCTCGGCCTTCTGCTGCTCGATTTCCTGCATCGCTAACATGGATTCCTTATCCATCGGTGCTTGCTGCTGGCCGAACGCTCCATTCGGGCCTGCATCCTCATCCGGTTCGGTCTGGCCGAACGGCGGCTTATCGTCGCCATCATTTGAGGATGATTTGGGCCCGAATGGAGACTTTTTCGCGGGACCTGCAGGATGCTGAAGTGTCAGACCCTTCGCAGGCGTTCCTTGGTCACCAAACGAGGGTTTGGATTTCTTTGGACCCGCGGAATTCCCAAAGGGAGTTTTTTGCTTTCCCTGAGGTGGACCGTTCTTTGAGGGAGGCCAGGCCTCCCCCAAGAAAGTGAGGAACTTGTCCATGATAATCCTTTACGCGCTGACGAGTGCGAGGCTTGCGCCAGTTCCCGTCCCGGTCAACGTTCCGGTCAAAGTGCTTGCCACACCGTTGTTCGAGATTCCGCTGAATCCCACAATAACCGAGGACGAGTTGACTGCGAAGTTGGTGTTTGCATACGACACCAAGCTTCCGGCGTATGAGAACAACAGCGTGCCCGTTGCGGCGCCGCTGACATAACTCAACGACACGTTAGCCTGCGTTGCGTTGCTCGTGATTGCCCGAACGGTTGGAGTCCCGCTGACAACGACTGGGCGGTCAAACACAAGCGAGAACGAAATCGTCTGCGCGGTGTGGTTTGCTACAGGCGAACCAGCCGTCACGTTGCTCGATGCTGCGAGTAGCGGCTCGGTATCCAGCACGTTGAGGTGCTGTGTCGTAAGTGGCAAACCAGATGCGTTTGCGAGGCTCGTAATGGCCATCGGGATCGTCGTATTCGCGATTCCGCTGAATCCCGTAATAACCGATGTGCTGTTGACCACGTATGTCTGGTTGCCCGTGATTGCTGAGAGGTCCACGGTATTGCTAAACAACAGCGTTCCCGTTGAATCCCCGCTGACATAACCCAACGTGACGTTTGCTACCGACGCATTACTGCTAATCGCCCGAATTGTCGGTGTGCCTGTTACGAGTGCGTGACGATCCAGAACAAGTGAGAACGAAATCACCTGACCCGTTGTCGTGTAGATATCCGCTCCTGGTGTCACGCTCACTGCAAACGGCTGATACGAAACCACGCTGAACGTGTTACCCACGTAAATCGCGTTCGCTACGTTCGCAGAACCAAGTTCCGCACCAACGATGGTGTCGAGCTTGGTGGCTGCGTTCAACGAGGTGCCGTCTGTTGCCAACGTGTAGAGCACGTTTGCGGTCACCGCAGAGAAGTCCTGCGCGGCGCTCTGGAACACGAGGTTCCCGACCGTGAGGTTGCTTGCTGCTGCGACGTAACTGAGCATCAAGTTCGCATACGAAGTGTTTGGTGCGACTGCGATCACACCGGGCGTACCGGTCACAACCAATCCTTCACTCCAATCCAACGCGAACCCGATCTTCTGTCCCGTGTTCGCGGTTGCAGTCCCGTAGCGCACTGCTGCACCCTGAGTCGGGATTGCCTGGTAGATCGGAATGGATAGCGTGACGGCGGCCGGAATGCTAGTAGCGATGGCGACGTTAGACCCCGCATCCTTGATCGAAGTCCAGTTGGCGGTGATAGACGTTGAGTTGACCACCAACTTGTCGTCACCGTAGCCCGCTGTCGCTGCTGAGAAGTTCGTGTTTGCGAACACTAGTTTGCCCGCAGTCAAATCGCTGGCCGCAACGTTATACGCAAGCACAACGTTAGCTTCACCCGCGTTTGAGATGAGCTGCAACGTTGGTGCAGGGGCACCGACGGTGATCGCCTCATCAAAGGAGATAAGCACTCCCACGGACTGCGAAGCTGAGTTGACCAGGTATCCCGCGACAGGATAGTAGCTGGCGACAACATAGGCTCCCGCCTCGTTTGCGGTCCCGAGCTTTGTGGTCAGGTTGCTCAACGCCACGATAATCTCATCCGTCCACGGCCACCGAACGGTCCAGCCCCCGCCTGACGCGAAGCAGTTTGCGTATCCAATATACTCAGAGACCCATGGCCACGTGGGTTTCTGCTGGTTAGATGTGTTTGCGCCCCAATTGTTTGCAGACATGTGATCTCCTTCGCCTTACTTCTCGGCGGTTGCTGTCGGTTTTTCGCCGGTCTTAATTTTGTTCATAGTATCCCGCGTTTTCTTAGCAAGCTCACGTTGCTTTGCCGCTAAGATTTCCTGGGCCTGGCGCGACTTGAGCGCGATTTCCTGTTGCTTCTGTGTCGCCTTCAAGTGGTCAACTTCCGTTGGCGTCTTGAGTGCTGCGGGTTTTGGTTCGCCTTCTTCCCTAAGTGGTGGATGCCCTCCCGTATTTGGCTGCTTGGCTCCGCACGAAGGGCAACTCTTCAAATCCACACCCCACCATACATGCTCGCATTTCGGACATTCATGGCGTCCATACGCACCTTCCATGATGCTGATCATGTCCTGAATCATCCGTCCCGCAGTCGCCACTTCCACAACATCCCGAGCAAGCCCCCGTCTAATGAGCCCCGCGGTCGTCATCTGCTGTACCGTGTCCTCGGACACCAGGCGCGCTCGACCCGTATAGACATAGACTGTCGGGACGATCCCCACAGATTCCAAGAGACGATGCAGGTGATGGACCGTCACATAGGACTCGTTAGTCACATCAATTGCAACCGGACGCTTGGAACTCAACTCCTTCACGAACCGTGGAGAGTTGAGTGTGATGTCCCGTGGCGTCAGTTCCGTCATCGTGGTGTATTCCTTGACGGCTTCTGCCAGACTCTTGGGCCCATACAATAGGAACCCGCGTTGAACTGCTTCTCGTAGACCCATATGCTTCTGCACACTCTTAAACAACCGCTGTGCTATATCTAGTCGTTTCGTCGGGACACCCTTTTGAAACGCCTTAAAGTCGTTTTCCAGCGCGGCCGCTCGCATCTTTGACGCGGACATCCCCGCGACACCTTCCGCATCGGGGTCTCGGTTCGCAGGCACCACAATCACCCCATATTCCTTCAGGATGATGTCCTGTCCTCGGAGGCCCTTGGGCTTTACATACTTCCCTAACGACATAAAATCCGCAGCTCGGTCGCTTCCGACCGTCACCCAGACTCTATCGTATCCCGCCTGCGAACACGCCATTAGCGCATCCCCCGGCGTCTTGATGCTCACATTATCACTAAAGTTCACATCGGGAAATAGTTCCTCTAAGAAATCCACCTTCTCTAGGAACGGTAGAGGGTTCTTAGGAGCGACCCTGGTTCTCAGCGTCACCGTATCCTGCGTCTGCGACGGGAAAATCAGCACATCCGCCTTACGCTTGGCTGCTTCCCGCTTAATCAAGTCTATCAGGAGCGCGTGCCCAGTTGTTGGCGGATTGAACCGTCCAAACGCAATAACGATACCTTTATTTAGGGATGCCATAGACTTACCACGCCTTCGGCACGGTGAAATTGAGACGGCTAAACTCCAGCCGGTCTACCAATTTGATAGCTTTCCCCGAATGGCTCACCGCAACGAACCCCTCGGGACCGGTAACCTTGAAGCCAGTAGGCGTTTGCACGAATGAGGATACCTTTGAGGCCTGCCCCAATTTCCGCACCACGATGTTCTTGGTGCGAGCGATAGCCGCATGTAGAGCAAACCAGTTGACAAGTTCCCTATCAATATCTCCAAAGATGTCCAACAGACGCTCAAAATTGCCACGCACCACCTGTTTCCCCATCTCGGTCTTCCGTTTAGCAAGTTCGTCGTCGCGGAGGCCGATCAAAAACAGGTTGAACTCTTTTACCAATTGCTTCGGGCGAAGTGACTTATTCTGCCGAACTTGCGCGTTTATAAACTGTTGGAGATAAGCGTGCAAGGGCTCTGTCAGTAGCGCATCGTAGACCCGCGGGTTGATACTCGCCAAATCCTGTGCTTCACTAAACGCCAAATCAAAGTCATTCTGTTCTTGGGCCGTGAACGTCACGCTCCCCGACAGATCATCAAATGACGCATCCAAAATTACTGCATCGCGGCCCGGGCGCAGAGACGAAAACGCAGACGAGGAAACTGGTGAAGCATGATAGTCCGCCAGGGTTCCCTTCCCCGTATACATCGTATGCACGACAATCCCAAACTCTGACGCTGCAATCCGGGCACCGAGGTCACTATTCTGGTCGACAGCATATGTGATGGTGTTGGGGCGGAACGTCAAATACATCACCCCATCAATCGTTTGCACCGCAATCTCATCGCGGGAATAGAGTGAATCGCCCTGAAAGACCCCTTTGGGTCCAGCAGTTTTGAGTGCGTCAAAGGCGACGTGCATCTTGTCCGCAAGTCCGCCGGACCAAAATGCGTCGATGTCCTTATGAGATTTTGCGAGCTTGGGGGTTTTGTTGAACGCGCCCTTCGTAGCGACAAAGAACTTGCCATCCTCGGGGTCTGTCCCAAAGACAATAGCGGGCGCCCCGTCCCACTTCACAGAGACGTTGAGCGCCCGAGAAACAGACCCGCCGTTCAAAATGCGCCCGAACTCACGTAGAATAGTCAGCGCAAATGTAACGCCGGCGGGACCATCGTCTAAGACCACATCCTCAAGATGAGTAAGATGGGTCAGTTTCTTTCCAGAAGCTTCAGCGAGAAGCGCGGGGTCATACTCCCCGAATCGCGTTACACTAAACGCGGGAGTGCCAGCTTCGAATAGAAGTCCGGTGTCTGTTGCATCGCGTGGTACCACTGCTTCACCTTCCGTCTAAAATGCGGCCGGGCCGGATGTCCTACTTCAAAGGTCGTCAAATACGTATTATACGTCGCATTCACTCTCGCGTCATTACGAAGTTCCTGTGCTTGCGCTATCGCTTGCTGAATGGTGCACCCAGGCCACCACGTCGATAGTTCTAATGCGGCATCGTGCGCGTAAGCCTCAAGCTCATCATAGTCATTATAATACTGCTGTTGCTCTTGCGCCTGTTCCTCGTTATCCGTCCGCACCCGGAACGTCCGCGAAACAGCATCATCTGGTCGATCCAAACTCTGGTACCGATGCACTAGTTCGTGCGCGAGACGCTCCCAAAAGTAATACCGCCGGCGCGCCCACTGCATCGGTGTCATCTTGATCCGATGAGCAGCGGGATTTGGATGCCAGGTTACCCGGATATCCGCATCGCTATCATTTTCTGGTAACAAGTCCTCGGGATACCAAAAGCCCGCCACCGCTGCGGCGCCTCTCGGGATCTCCGCATCATCATGAAGTTCGTTGCAAACGTTGAACTTCGTTGTTACTGTATTTAGCCGCTTCACAAAAGCGCCCAAGTTCATTCGGCGCGTCTCATAACGTTTCGGCATCTTGGGCGGGAAGACAGCATTCACGTCATCAAACATCATATCCATATCGCGGATAACCCGACGGTGAAGTGTCTGGATACGCATTTGAGTCCTATTCGTCCTGCGCGGGCCCCTGCTTTCTAAGAGCTTGGAGCGGCCGCTTTTTCCGTTTGTTGAACGTTTGAAACGTAGACGACGGAGCATTCATCGTGCTTGGCGGCAAACTTACAGACGACGCCATCTGTGCCGAAGTCAAATCATAGAGTTTCATCCTGTCCGTATCTACACCAATAAGCTGCTGTCCGAATGTTTTCTTCTTAGCATATCTATTCTTCATCTCTACGACACCCATCTGTCCCAACTTTGCCAAATCCTCTGTAGAGACCAAAGCGAACATGAAATCAGCAGTTTGCGGGATTCCCCACGACTCTCCAACCTGGTCCAAGCCCGGACTAGACGACGCAAAGCCTTCTCGGTTGAACTGCGCTGCGGACCAAACCGGCACGTTGTATTCTACCGCAATCGCTCGTAGCTCTTCTGCCACGAACTTATACAGACCGAATGAGTTGACATTCGCACCCAGCTTCAGGCGGGACGACGCACAAATCGTGATGTAGTCCACCATGATCGCATCCGGCACGAAGTTCTGCTTGAGCTTCAGTTCCTGCAAGAGCGCCCGGAAGTGCCCCGCGTGAGCCTGACCAGTCGGATACTCTTTGATGAGCAACCGGGCCGTTGTCATCGTCTTGATCGCGTTGATCTTCCGTGTATAGTCCATCTTTGGAAGGTCATGCACGTCGTCTATCGGAAGGTTCATCAGGTTCGCATCAATACGTTCTGCGATCCGTTCCTCGGCCATTTCCAGGGTGATATACAGAACGTTCTTTCCCATCCGAATGTAGCTCGCAGCCTGGTGCACCAGGTAGAGCGACTTTCCGACGTTCGTTCCCGCCATCACGACGTTCAACGTCTTCTTCGGGATACCTCCCCGCGTCATCGCGTTGAAGACCTCCAAGTCAAACGGGAGCTTGGATTCCTGCTTATGGTAAAACTCGTATCGTGCATCGGCGTCCGCAAGAAGGTCGTGACCGACATGTGTATCAAAACTCACCGACAACGCATTCTTCATGATGTCGGGAATCGTATGTCTGGTCGCTTTCGGGTCGTCCATGACCCGAATACACTCCTGCAACCCCACATGCACGGCGCGGTCCTGGCAGAACTCCTCGGCTTGTTCTAAAAGCCATGCGTCTTGGTTGGACGCGAGCGTTGGTTCGACTTCCACCTCCACCAGTTCCGCGAGGGCGTCCTTCGCTTCCCGTTCCGTTAGTGTCTTGACTGAATCCAGCCCAATCCGCATCACAGCAAACTGCGGCACGACATGGAACTTCTCAAAGAATGCCTGATACAGCTTATAGATCACCGCCGCGCCCGGAGTAAAGAAATACTCTTCTTTTAGATACGGCACGACACGCTCCGCAAACTCCCGCTTTTCGAAGAGTTGGCGGAGTATGGTTCTTTCGAGTGGCTGCATTACTGCCCTTTGCTATGTTCGAGTTCCGCGACCAGTTCGAGCCATGCGACCAACACATCTCTCGTAAAGGCATCAAACGCTTCATCCTGTTGGAATCCTTTTGGCCCGGAATACACCACCGTCTCATACTTGACGGGAATCATCCCATCCTCTGTTTGACCCACTGCGCCAAACTCTGTATACCCGTAAATAACGCCCTTATATGGCCCGTCTACAATCTCTAATGCGAGCTTCGATTCATCTGTTGACTTGGGCTGCCAGATACGGGGCAGCACCGCATTCAGTATTTCCTGCTTGGGATTATTCTTCATCATCTGAAACCTCAGTCGCCGCAGCAGTCGCGGTATATGTGAACTTGGGTTTCATGTATTCGTCCAGCTTTTCCAATAGCTCCTGCGTGAACACTTTCTCTGGATGAGCGAGGATCTTCTTTTCGAACACCTTAGACCCGTCTGGTAACTCGTAGCGGGTGGAGACCTTCTTGATGAGACCCGCTTCCACAGCGAAGTCCAGCAGACCGTAATAGCGGTCCAGGCCCCCATCAAAGAGGATGCGAACATCCACCTTGGTATTCTCACGGGAAAGACGGGATTTCTTGACATGCACATGGACCAGAATGCCCACGATGTCGTCACCGACCTTCTCCTGTTTCTTAGATAGCATCACAATCGTATCGGACGCATACTGAGCACCGCTGCCACCCGCCATGGTTTTGGTCGGCATGTAGGCACCAATTTGTGCGTAGACATGATTTGTGATAATGAAGGGAACTTGAACCTTGGCAAGCTTCAAACGGATAAGACGGAATGTGCCCTTGATGATGCCGGGCTTTGTCATGTCCTTCGTATCCTTCTCTTCCGCTACGTCCGCCATTTCCTTGCGGGACGGGAGCATAGAAAGAGAGTCCAGAACGAGTAGGAGCGGAAACCGCGTCTCTTTGTCAAGCTCCGCATACTTGTCCAACAGCTTGACGGCGGTGTTCCTAAACCCCTCTAGGGAGTCTGGTTCCGACTTGGCCACTCGGGTAATGTCAATCCCTCGGTCCAGCATCATCTTGTTGGTGACCGCCGATTCCGTGTCGAAGTAGAACGTGCGGCCATCCGCATACTGCTTCTGCCACTGCTTGACGAGTCCCAACGCGAAGAACGTCTTACCTGTCGCGGGGTCGCCACCAAACACAATCGCCTTGTTATTTGGGAGTCCACCAAAGATACTCCCACTCAGCGCGGCGTTGAGCACATAACTGCCCGTATCGATATATCCTGAGAACTCCGACGACGCCGTGCCGTCCGCAGCGATTGCCGTATCGGGGTCGCCCAAGTCATCTACAAACGATTTGAAAAAGTCCTTCACCATTCACTAACCTCCAAGCACATACTATAACACAAACTAACGACGAACGCAACACCATTCTTCATATGTCGTGGGTAACGTTACAATCATGGGAACCACCGGCTTACTATAATCCGGTATGGACTGAAATAAAGAACGCTCTAACTTAGCTGCTGTCTCATCCAAAACAATCACGTCTTTTGCCCACTCTATCGCTTGCTCCACTGGAAGAAACCATCGTGCAATACGAAACGGAGCACTTCCGTTCTTTGGGTAAATGGTCTGTTCCTGAAGTGGCCACTTACCAATTCGCTTATAGAGGTCCCACTTTTCAAACACGAATAACGCGGACTCATCGCCCTGAATCAGCGAATGCGTATTATAGGGGCGCGGCATCCACGTTGTCGCAAGACTAAACCTACCACTCTTGCGTTGCTTATAAACTTCAATGGACAAACGACGGGACTTAACCCATACTTGGTCCTTCTTGACCTCGTATCCTTCTTCCGTCTCTCCGCACGAATATTGAAACGGAAGGTCCGTGCGATAATGAAGCGTTAATCCCCGCTGTTCCTGCATCACATTCACGGCAAGACGCGCATAATCATCGCCAACCTTAAACCAATGCTGCTGTTGATGATACGCCTTTTGTTGTTCAAATGTATAGTTCATAATAGTGGAAATTTTGGTCGTTCGGGTGGAAGCGTCACCTGCCACTCAATCGTCAAAGAGGGACGCTGTGTGGGTGGTGGACCACCCTGCGCAGGAAAGAATCGCCTCCAAAGGCTCAACCAAACTCTTTTCAAACATCGTCTCATAGTCAATCCACTTCTCGATGTTCCACTCTGGCGGGCACCCCTCGGGGGCGCTCATGACGTGCGTGTGAAACGTATTGGGTTCCTTGAGATACGAGAACCGAATCTTCTCACCCTCATGCACCGGCTCATACTCTTTTTCCAGCCCAAACGACTTCAAAGCCTCGTTGAACGCAAGTGCGCCCCTGACGTGAATCGGAACGCTCTTGTCCATGTGGCTGTATTTCTTCATTCCGTTCACCGAGCGAGGAAACGCGATATCTTCAAAGGGCGCCCCAACAAACTTTCCGCGGCACTCCTCGATATACGCCCACACATCTTCCTGGGTGCCCGTCATAAAGAGCTTCATGGCGTGCTTGATCATGTCTCGACAAATCGCGGGAGTGCTCGACTTAACCGCCTCAATCCCCATGATCTTGAGCTTGGGTTCCTTGTAACGCACGCCCTCGCTATCATAGACGTTGAGGATGTAACGCTTCTTGGCTGTCCATACACCCTTATCCGCGATACTCTCCCGCACCATGGATAGGCAAGGAATCACAACGTTCATGTAGTCCGCCAAATCGGAGAACGCCTGATTGATGACGGGCTGGAGCTTCTGGTTACAGAACTTGTCTAGCATCGCCACCACTTGCTCTTTCGTATCATTCGGATAGAGATTCTGGTAGGCCCGGGCACACGCACTCATACGGACATAGATAGAATCCGTATCGGACGCAATAATGTAATCCTCATTAGTCTTGAACTGCTTATTGAGATACGCATTCACGTCCTTTGCCACCCAACGAATAATCAATTGCCCAGTCTTGGTCACCGCTTCTGCTAGGTTGATGTCGTAGAACCGGTAGTACGCACTTCCGAGAGCACCGTAAGCACTATTGAGGTTCACCTTCCTTACCAACTGCTGGTTCTTATAAGCGGTCATGCGCTTCTCGGTATTCTTTTCGTATATGAGTAACTCTTCGTCCGTCATCGATGTTAGTTCTATCATAGCCCATCTCTAACACTAAATAACGAGTGAGTAGAAGTTTGACGACCTCTACTCACCCTAAACCCATCCAGACTTTCAAGGAGTCCGGCGTGTCTACATCTATTATATACTGCGTCACAAACAACATCAACCACAAAAACTACATCGGTCTAACAACGAAAACTGTTGAGCGCCGGTGGAAACAGCACCAAAATTCGGCACGTAACGGCTCACCAACAATATTTCATCGTGCCATTCGCAAATATGGTGCCGAGCATTTTACTATCAAAATACTCGACTCTGCCGCTCCTGAACACATAAAAATACAAGAGCAATATTGGATATCTAAACTTACTCCACAATACAATATGACTAATGGTGGTGACGGCACATTCGGTCACAAACATAGCGACGAAACTCGCATCAAAATGAAAGAAGCACGGGCAAAACGTTTAGCATGTACACAAGAAACTAAACAAAAAATGAGTATTGCCCGTAAAGGAAAGAAAATGCCGCCAGAGTTTGGCATGAAACAAACGCTACGACAACGAGGGCAAAAACGTTTACCGCTCTCATTAGAACATCGTAAAAAAATCAGCGACTCAATGAAGAACCACATTCAAAAAGAAAAACTATTAGGAACCTGGACTCGCAAAGGTGGACGAGCAACTATTCTAAACCCCGACGACGCTTCTCTGCTTTAACCAACTCTAACGTGTTTTTTTCCTGGTTCATCAGTCCCTTAAACCGAATACGCTCTTCATACAACGTTTTCAGCATGTGTGGTATGAAACCTTCAACATCAGAGCGTGTGCGTAGTCCGTTTCCCGCAAGACATGTGCCACTATAGGGTGTGGTGTCTACCGACTTGGTAAGAAAGTCATCTACCGTCCATTTATTCACACATGACCGGTCGATGATCGTCTCCGGAGACAAGTTCCATTCACGAATAATTCCGGGGTACATCGACGCCACGTCAAAGGATACGACCCAGTTGTGAAGTCCCACCAACGGGTCCTTCACATACGCGCCCGCATACTGTTCGGTCTTCGTCTCGTTCTTCCGCGGCGGGATTTGCTTACCCTGGGCGCGCAAATAATGGTAGGCCATGATATCCCACAGCCGGACTTGGTGGAACGTATCTGCAAAATTGGCTTTACTCCCATACGCGAGAGCGCACACCAGTTCAATGAGCTTCATCTTCGCATCAAGTTCTACCACCAACTTAACATCATTCGCATTATAGGTTATAAATTTTTGGTGGTTCTCCCGATACAATCGATAGAGCGAACGGAACTCCGCATAGGACAGCTTCCGCTTACCTAGCTCTACGTGCGCGATGTGGTCGAGACGGTAAGATTCCTGCTGTTGATACGTGAACTTACGGTATAGCTCATAATAGTCCAGAATCGCAATACCCTTGACATCCATCACGGTCTGGTCCCGACCATTCAGCGTCACGCGACGGTCTTGGATACGCTCGAATGGCGAGAACCGCATCCAGTTCTCTTCCGCGAACAGGAGCTTCATGCGGTTGATAAGATACGGGATATCGTAGAACTGGACGTTCCAGCCCGTCACGATGTCTGGGTAGTCGTAACCCGCGCTGAAATCGTCAAGGAACCGACGGAGCAGTTCGTCCTCATTCTTGCACTGCACGTAGGTTTCTGCATCTTTGGGTGTGTAGTCTTTGGTCCCGTAGATCACGGTCCCGGTCTGTCCCATGTGCTGCCAGATAACCGTGATCGCGGTCACCGGGTTGAACGGATCATCAATCTTGGCGAATCCCTTGATAGGGTCTCGGTCCACTTCGATATCGAGGAACCAAACGAGGAGCCGGTCCATATTCGGATCGATATCCTTGTCTCCATAGACATCAGAGAGAACCATGTATTCGGGTTGAATGTTTCCATAGACGGGCACGCCGTGTTCCTCTTGCTCTTCAAGAAACCGGCGGCCGTCGTTGATGGTGTCGCACACATTAGGCATGAGCGCGGTTCCATCGAATCCTACGGCACCATACGCGCCTGTAAGATCAGGAGTAAAATAGGTAGGGCAGTATTCTGTTTCAACAAAGACGGGAGCACCATCATTCGCCCGGGCCCGCGCAAAGACACGGTTGCCTATCGTTGCAATAGACGTGTATTGCAGCTCTGGACGAAGAGACTTGAGATACTTCACCTGACGAATAGTGTGCTTCACGCTTTACTTGCCGTTAAGAATGTCGTTTAGTGTTCCCGGTCCGGCGATCACGAGGTCGCTGGTATACTGAGCATAGAGCCGACCCATTCGGTCTCCAACCTCTACGAAGTATAGCACATTCGCCTCGGGCACGTCAACAGATTTCAGCTTCTCCAAATACGGGCGGAGTGGCAATAGTCCCACGCGCATGTTATTGTTACTCGGATCGATACCGATGTTTGGCATCACCGGGTTTTCAATACGCAATATCTTGACATCGGAAAGACGAAACACATGCCCGATGATATCCTCACCAGACATCAGGTGCACGTTCTGCACGCCAAGGTCCACACTCGTTACAAATAGTCCATCGTTATTCATTCATACACTCCCAACGAATACATCTGCCATTCCATGTTACGACGATTCAAGAGCCCCTGTGATACCACTAGCTGCCCCGTCTTGGGGTCTCGGGCTTTGCACCACCGCGTAAAGTAATCCGCCACTACTGGCTGTCTCGCTTGAATCATCTTCAAGAGCGTAGACGATAAGAACCCGCTATTCCCTACATTATACGCGAAATCCACAAGCGAGTCAAACTGATTCTGCGCTAACACGATGCCGGCCGTCGCTCGGCTAATAACGTTGATTGACGCTTGGCAATCAGCATGGAGCCACGACGATGCTTGCTCCGCCGTGCATGTCTGCCCCGGTCGGACAGGTACCCCATCAATTTGGATTGTGCCGTAACCAATCGTCCAAACACCAGCGATGTCCTGATACGCACTATAGCTTAGTGACTCCCGACGTTGAATGAATTCGAGTCCGTTCTGACTGAGGTCCATGGTCTTCCTCACGGATGCCCCCGCCCAGTTTGAACCCCTGAGGGTACCGAGCAGCGAGTTTTTGGTTGTTGGTTATTGCGACTTGCTCCAACGTATATCCATGCTCAATCGCCGCCGCCGTCACATAATAGAGAATGTCGCCAAGTTCTTTCAGCACCGAACGTGGGTCTGCTGGAATCCCGTGGAACTCCTGCTTCTTGATGAGGTCCGCATACTCTCCCGACTCACCCGCAATCCCAAGCACCGCATTCAAAAGCCGTTCCTGGTCGAGTTTTCCACAATCCCACGTCTTCACCACACCATCCTGATACTCATTGAACGTCATCGAATTCTCCATACTGTTTTAGAATCTCCCGGGCCCACTTAACTTTATCTACAACACGCTGGCCGGGTGGATGGGACGACGACCACAACTCTAAATTCCTATGCCGATTGTCATTGCGAACACCATTCTTGTGGTGCACGGTTTCATGTGGTAACAGTCTTCGCCCTAAATGCTTCTCCATGACTACGTGATGTTCTTTCCGATACTCGTTTTTTGCAGTCCAAATAATAACATACCCATCTTTGCTTACGTACCGACCACCTTTCCACGAGGGATTTTCTGCACCAACCTGGTTACGTAACTTGTTATTATTCGATACTCGTTCTGATACCAAACACCCACAGCTTCGTGTTCCCGTTTCCGCCCGCAAATGCCCGGACGCAACCACGCATTCGTTTCCACACTCACACTTACAAACCCAAGTTGTGTTACGAGACCGTGTATTTTCTCCGCGGCGCAACACCACCAACTTACCAAACGTTTCTCCTGCTAAATTTATAAACCGGTGCGTTTTTTGCCGATTTCGTATTTCGCTATTAATTCCCACAAAATTTTGTCTCGATACGGTATTATTGTAATCTGTGATATAGGACATGTTGGCTCATTGGACTTATTTATATCCACAAGTTTTACAAGTCCCCATTCCGCCAACATATTCGCGATGGTATTACGACGGGCCCGGTCCGTATCATCGAAGTGCGTCTGCGCGGCCTTCCCGTCTAGCAGGAATAGCTCTTTGAAATGGACAAGGTAATACTGTCCACGCTTATGTAAAATGTGGCAGCTTTGATACAGTCTAGGACGCTCATGGTCCTTGTGTGAGGCGACCCCGATACGGGTCAAGGTCTCTTTTACCTTTAGGAAGTCATCGGGACTAGCAAGAGTTACCTCTACACAGTCATGTATCACCGCTGCCACATGGGGTAGTAGCACTACAGAGTTTGAATTGGTCTCATGTGTTATCATGGCGGGTACCCGCTTTCGCGACCCCGCCTTTCTGGAGACGGGACCGAATGATCGTCATCTGTTCCTTGGTGTGCAACGGAACGATGTCGCGGGCATGTCGGAGGCTGCAATCATAGTATTCCGCCACGTCCCTAACATCGTTTGGCACAGTAGTCTTGATCCACTTGGAAAAACGCTTCCTCGCGGCAAGTCTATTTAGAAGAAACTGGAACTGAAGTGCCGCATCTAACCACGGGCGTTCATTCATCCAATTTGCGGCAATCACCGCGTCCTCATGATACGACAGCGCCCGATTGATAATGAACGGCACATAGTCCTTTGAGAACTGTGGCTCATTCAGAACCGCCTGGTTCTTCGTGCGCGACAACGCATCCAGATACGCGAACAGTCGAGAGTTGTTTGCCATTTTAGCGTGTGTAAAGCTCTATTGCCCCAGCCGCTTCTCCCGCGGTCTGATTCACTCTTGCGGGAATCGGAAGCTGTAGATGCTGCTTGCGGAGCACCACCAAACTCTGGTAACCGGTATCGATGAGCACCTGGTCAAAGTCGCCCAAGCACTTCTGAACTACCTGCATAATCGGGGAGCAGTTCTTCCCATTATTGAACCATCCGAAGTAGTCATGCAGGATGAAGTATCCGCCCGGGCGGAGATACTTTGGAACATAGCGCACTACGTCCGACAGGCACCCACCGAACGTATGGTCCCCATCAATAAACATCAAGTCAAACCGGGCCGCCTCATCAAGCACATAGGTCTGTGAGTTTTCGTTGACCAGCGTCACATACTTTTCCAAGTCATGCCGCTTGAGAAGTTCCTGCACGATGGGCTTGGGATACACGTCTAACGAAGTCAAGTGCCCCGGCTCTCGGGTCTCGAACTTTGGATAGTCCATGTCGGGGCGCTGGTGCACAAACTGGTCCTCGTCCCATCCCATCTCCATGAACCGCAACGCGGATGCGAGAGCAAACGTTGAAAACCCAGTATACCGTCCGATTTCCAAGATGCTGCGCGAGCGAGTCGCCACAGCTAACGTAAAGAGCGTCAGTCCCGTGCCCAATTCGGAGCCTCCCGCAACGAGGTTATTCCGCAACTCCGCCATAAACGGCCCGAAGAACGGATCGCATGGCGTCTGCGGAACAAACTTATCTGGCTCGGGTTCCCCCACGATTGACGTTGAAACCGCACCTGACGACGAATCGAGTATGAGCTTTTCTTCCATTACAACACCTCTTCAAAATGGTCTTCCAAAAACGCCGCCACCGTCGGGTACCACTCAATCCCGCCGATGCTTTGAAATACGTTCACCCTGGGGCCGATCACAATAATACGGTGTCCTCGGGCCCACGCATACCCCGTCTCAAAGTGCATCCCGCCTGGTACCAGTTCACACTGCTCGGTCAGCACGACCAACGTATCCGCCTCATCTATTTCCATGATGTCCCGATACGCAATCCTCTGAGCATCATAATACGACAACCCATCCAATACTGGTTCGTCAGGCCACGTCTGCGTGAACCGCACAACAAGTTCCTTCTTAGGGCGCATCGTCAACACCTTCGCGACAAACGACTTGACGAGGTCCCGGTTCTTGAAACGAGAAGCGACATAGATTTTCATTAGTATTTGAACCTATCCCTGCGGATCGTCGCAACTATCAATCCGCTCATCAATACCAAACCCAACGTCCACACACTTGGGTGCCAGACAAACACGACCGAGGCGAACATCGTCGCATAGATCGCGGCATTCCTTCTTCTACTTCCACCGAGCATTATGCAGAATCTCTACCAGGCACGCGAGGTTATTGAGCTGCGGGTCCGCGCAGAATCCCGACTTATAGCTGTAATCCGCCATCGTCACGATCATCTCCGCGAGGCACGAATCATCCACGTTCTTCGGGATCGAGTCCATCAACATCCGGTAGAACGCTGCGGAATCCATGTCGTCATGCACACCAATCCACTTGCGGACCTGTGAGAAGTCCTGTGACTTCAGCGCACCAAACAGATCGTTGATGTCCTTATCCGTGATCTGCGATAGAATGGCCTCGGATAATTCTCCGCTCGAACTGAATCGCTGAAGCTCATTCAGCACTCGCCGGAAGTCGGGAAAGTAAAGCGCGACCACCTGTGCGACAAGCTTCACGTTGAACTTGACGCCCTCTTTGGTCAGAATGTCTACGACACGCTTGGTGAACGCCGCAGCAACCGCGGGACGCTCCGCTGACGGGATCTTGAAATCCACAATCGAACAACGGCTTTGAATAGGGGCAATAACTCGTTGAAGAAAATTGCACGTCAGAATGAAACACGTTGTTTGACTGAATTCTTCCATAAACACTCGCAACGCTGGTTGCGTGCTTTGTGGGTGAAGATAGTCACTTTCATCAAGGATAACATACTTGCGGCCGCCTCCAGCAAAGCCCATCGTCGAAGCATAATCCTTAATTTTACCCCGAAGAACATCAATACCATTTTCTTCAGAAGCATTAATAACCAACGCATCGGCGCCCAGTTCCCGCACCAAAGCCTTCGCTACCGTTGTCTTTCCGACACCGGCACGTCCAGTAAACAACAAATGTGGAGTATCCTTTTGTGAAAGAATGCCCAACATTGTTGCCCGAACCGCTTGGGGTAAAATACACTCATCGATTGTCTGCGGGCGCCACTTTTCCACCCAAGCAAACTGAAGTCTAGGTTCCATAACGAGTTACCCTAAATACAAATAGGAGATTTATTTGTGCCATATTATTATGTTTATCACCTCAAACATTTGCCAACAAATTGTTACTATATCGGTTCTCGAAAATCACAGCAAATTCCAAATTTAGATTTAGGTTCGCGGTATTACTCGTCAAGCAGAATAATTAAAAAAGAATACCAAACCAACCCACAGGATTTCGCAATCAAAATCGTTCGCACTTTTGATGACTACAAATCCGCTTTACTTTTCGAACACAAATTATTACGACGATGCGGAGTGCCCTACAACCTTAAATTATTTAACCGATGTGTGTGGCAAAATAATCACATTCACACTCTGTTGTCTAATGAAACCAAAGAACAACGGCGAACATCATTATGCGGCCCACGACCAAACGGCAGGCACCCCCATTCAACGATTGGTAGAAAAATCCACTTCGCACAACTTGGTAAAATAATCCCCAGCCAAACACGACTTGCAGTTAGTAAGGCCAATAAAACTCGCATCTGGACTAAAGAACAACGAGCCAAAATATCGGAAAGGATGAAAGGAAATAAATTTCGTCTAAACAAATCCAATCATTCGCCTCTCCAAACATAAATGGTGCTCCCGGCTGGACTTGCACCAACATTACGCGATAATCTATCGCTTCTTGGGTATAAACCAAGGGTCCTGCATTGGACGACGGGAGCATTTCCTATTCGGCTGGAGTGAAGTCCACATAGAACTTCCGACCAACTGTAAACTGCAATTCTGCTGATGGATTGTCCACAAACATCTGAATCGTGCCGAACGGCATGCACGTCTCGGCGGGGGCGGAGGGCGCGACTTCCGCTACATAAAATTTTCCACGCAACACAATGTTCTCCTATAAAATAAAGGGGCATTCAAAAGACGGACCACCATGGTAGCTACCCGCCTCCTACCTCCTGCGAGCCCCTTACGACGCTACAGCGCACCCACAGGTCCGGGCCCCGTTGTGCGTTAACCGGAGGATTTACTTGCGCTTTCCCTCTAACGCATCAATCCGGTGATAGAGTTCAGCGAACTGGTCAGTCGCATACCGCTCGGACGATTCTCTGTCCTTCTCGATCTTGCGCTCCACGTTATTGATTCGTTCCTGTAAGTAGTCGCGAGTGCTGTCAAGGGTCTGCTGCCATTCTGTTTCCAGCTTTTTGCATTCCTCTTCGAGCTTGTGTTCTAACGTCTCAATCTGACGACCCAGAGCCTCGCCGATGTCGGAGGCGTGCTGCCAGCCTCCATCAAACCGACGGTCCACTTCCAAATGGTAGATTTCCTGCTTCAACGAAGCAATCTTCCATACTGCCCAGATGAGCGCCGCCAACGTGACGAGCCCAATAACCGATAGTAAAAGAACAAACATCCTGCCTCCTATGGCTGAATAACGACGTAATACGAGACGGGTTCCGTCTTGTGCGTGAAGAACACGTATGACCACTTGGATACGGACACAACATATCCGCCATCCATCAGCATACGGAAGTTCTCCGCCTTGACCTTGAGGTCCGCAGTGAACGGACGATGCACCACGATGTCCTCACTCGGCACTACGATGCTGGCCTTGTGCGACACGGGGTTCTTCGCATCCGCTGCTCTGACGGTCACGGTCTTTTCGTCGTCGGTGATATTGATACTGAAGACAATCTGGTCGAGGTCCAACATCGCTGTGACCTTCCCAAGACGTGAAAGCACCGTTTCCGAGAGTGTAAACTCTACTGCGGGATCATCAACGGGGAGCTTCTTACTGGGTGGGACCAGGATTGTGGTGGGGTCGGAGTAGCGATAGGTCACGCTGGATGCACCAGATGTGATCGTCATCGACTCCTCACCGAACTCAATCTCCGGCTTACTATCAAGCGAGAGGATGCCGAGGAACTTGTCCAAGTCATAGATGCCAGTTTCCTGCGGCCACGCATCGGGGAATTCCGCCAGAGCCAGAACTGACTTGCCCTGTGAAACGGTCTTCTGCGACTTGCCCTCTGCGAGAAGAACGGAACCGGAAATCCCGGCGAAATTCTTAAGGACCTTTTGAACTGTGCTACTTACTGCAAATGCTGCCATACGATACTACTCCTTCAATAGACCATTATAAACGAACTGGGGTGATAAGTCAAGACTATACATCGGCGATAGTCCAGTGCTTTGGCTTTCGGTCCTTATACAAGTCCTTCAGCCGCTTGACGTGCGGGGTGAGTGCATCGATAGCGGCCGCATACCGGCGACCGTCAGACGATGTGGCAAACTGGCGGTCATCAACCAGTTCTCCCATCGCCTCCGCATCAACGACAATCGCGATGCTTGCGAGTGCGTGTGCCAAATGTGGAAGTCCCGAATCAGGGTCCGTGTCCTCGCCCTCGAACCACTTATTGAGGTGCCGACGACACGCATCAAAGTAGATTGAAGCCCGAGCCCCATCGTGTCGCCAGTTGGCGCGTCCATACTTCAACGCTCCATCCAGCAACGCCATCGCACCCAAGATTGTGGCAGTTTCGGGCCACAGATGAATCGGGACCTTGTCACTCCCGATAGTATCCTTTGGGTTTGTCGGCTTCGAGCTTACATCATACGACTCATTCCCGGCGGACGTGAGCTGCGCTATCCCATAACACGATAGACAAGTGAATGGCTTTGTAATGTCTATCGGGTCTATTAGTTCGTCATCTATCTCGCGCTCTGACCCGCATTTGCAGCACTTCACTTTCATTACTTCACCTCAACAATAGGTTCGGTGATCGTCGGGTCCCCGAGCGGCGGCTGGGAAGCAATCGTGGGGCCGGCCGGAACCTTTGCGGTCAAGTCCTTGGCGACCGGAGTGGCGAATCCCTGCTGCTTCTGCACATGCGAAAGCTGCGCGAGGGATTCCAGCGACCCACCAAACACGTAAGTCCCGATGTGCTGGAGTTTCATCCACGGACAGAACCACACAGATGACCCCATCTTGCGAGCCCACTGACAGAACATGTAATCCTCGGAGAGGTACCGATTCGACACGGGGTCGATAAGCGCCTGGAAGAACATGTGAATCTGACGGGACCCATCGAACTGGGCTGTGCGGTTGTGGTCTGGTGTGTAAGCGAGGTCGGGATACGCTCTCTTGAAATCTTCCAGCACTTCCCGCTTGATGAGCATAAACCCTGTACCGATTTCCAGCACCTCGACGGGCTCGTCCATCTTGATCTCGATGGTCCCCGGAACGACGTTGAACACGTAGTCGCCGGAATAGCGTTCCAGATACAGCGGGTTGTCGTTCGCCAAACCAAACTTGGCCGCATCCAGAATTTTCTCCCACGCGATGGTCTTCTTGGGATACGGGCCGCCGGCGATAGGCTTATCAATCGCCAGAAGCGCCAGCACGTCCATCGGGTTGAATCCGATATCGCTGTCAATAAACATCAAGTGTGTGGCGGGGCTGCGTAGAAATTCGTCCGCAAGGTAATTGCGGGCGCGAGTCACAAGAGATTCGTTGAAGAGGAAGAAGAACTGACACTCAATACCATGTTTCTGGCACAGCGTCACGAGGTCGAGGCAGGACTTTGCGAAGGGGCCAGCACATTGGCCTCCATACATCGGTGTTGCGACGAACAGTTTGCGCTTACGCATCTCTGCGATTGGAATTTCCAGTTTCGGCATCATTACTCCAAATGGGTCATCAGGTAGCTAACAGCATATTGCAGTTTGAGCAAGTTGTCATCGAACGCGCCCAACCCACGGTTACATTTAGAACACAACAAACCACGAACAACATTCGTTTTGTGGTCGTGGTCAATTGACAATCTCCCTCTTCGCGACGTTTCAGTTTCCGGGCAACCGCAAATGGCGCACCCAAATTTCTGTCTTTCTAACAACTGCTGATATGACGCGGGAGAGATTCCTCGCCGGCGAGATGCGCGGCAATCACGACAATATGGCCGGTATGGGTCGCGATGTTCATCACGGGACACATCTTTTCTCCAGAGATGAAATTCCTCAATCGGTTTGTCTTGCCCACAATCCATACATCGTTTCATCACTACTCCATAAAATTGAGGCCCGCCAGATCGACGGGCCCCCAAGGCAGGAACGCGGCTCTCACTGACTTCGACGTCCGGTAGGATTGTTGAACGTCTACTAGCAGCTTCGCCGGACGCGCACCATATATCTATATGACACCTCCGAACTAATCGTCAGGGTCCATTCCTTTTTCTTTCCACTGTTTTGGTGAAAGGAACCCAACAAATCGCCTCTTTCCGTCGGCCGAAATCTTCCAGGCAATCTTTTCCATCTCCCACAATTCAGGAGTGCGAGCGTCCTCGTAGTCATTACAACTCGTGACCTTCCACGTAATCCGAATTGGCGGACTAGTTCCGCGTGTGTGGCAAAGCACTACATCTTCGTTGACGAGCGAGCCCTTCATGTGCTGCCCGCAGGAACAGGTATAACACAGGTTCTCACCCGAATAGTTCACCGTCCCGCCGAAGACTTTATTCATGCCAATACCGATCAATCATGCCGCGCATTCGTGCAGCCCCAACAGGGTTGGCACTATGCACCACAGGTTTGTATTTCGGCCAGATGTCATTCTCAATCATCCAGTGAACGAGTGCAGTGCCGTCCTCTTCGTGCGGGCACCAATTCCAGAACGTTGTTTCTGGCGTCAACATGTCGCCGCAGTCCTTGCGAGCAGCCACACAGTCCGGGCAAGCACCCATGTCGTGGTCTAAACTCAAATGCTCTACCACACCGGTCTTGAGCCATTCCTTTGCTGCGCGAATGTCTCTTGCGATACACCATCCATCCGGGCACACTCTCACATCATCCACATACAAATCAATCATGTCGCTATTGTCTCACACACATCAAGCAAAGTCAAGTTAAAAGCAAAAGGGCTAGAAGTCGCTTTGCGTCCTCTAGCCCCGTCAATCACAAAATAAGTTTTCTAAAATAAGCATCTAACCTAAATAGAGCGCGTCTCTCTTCCCATCTCTCACGTTCCTACCCCTCGTAGGATGCTGATCCTCATTGCGAGCGTAGCGGTCACGAACCAACTACTGCAACTCTACTCTCAGCAGAACCGGGCGGCCGCCGTCATCTTGTGACGGAGTAGCGTAGTTACTAGCTTGTCGAGACTTTAATGTCTCTTTTTCAAATTGTGCTAGCCTTACCACGAAACGTTTTCGGCACTATTTGGTTCACCGTGCGATCAGGTCTCCCTTACGCACTTTTCTATCATATCTCAACTAGGCATGATAGCACTCCCTCATAAAGTTAAGGTAACTGCTCGGTCAGGAACACGCTACCGAGCATCGCGCATTTAGATATCCTGCTGTAACCATAGCCGATTCCATTTAGGCACAGGAACGAATGACGTATTTTGGTATTGCCTGGGGAGTCATCCACTATTACACAGCCGCTTCAGCAGCCACCCAGGAAGCAACAGGCTTTCGCCAGTGCAGAACTTACTTCGCGAGAGCGAGGTTATCGTCAACCTCGTATTCAAAATACATCTCGCGATACGACCGCAAAAGCGGATCGTTGAGAAGCGCGAACCCTGCAGCCACCTGCTTGCGCGTTGGGCGACCGAGGCGATAGACCTTGATCTTGTCGCCAATTGTCGTAGTCTTTTCGTTCAGGTAGATCGCGTATCCAGCCTTCCGAAGCTCCGTGATACGGTTGCCGACATCACGGATGCCGAACCGCTGACGAATCTGGTCTGCCGTATAATCGTACCCACCCTGAAGCAGGCGCAGAATCTTTGCGTTCACTGTCTTACGTTCAATCATTCACTTATCTCCCATGAGAATATGACGCTACCATGTCATGAACGTTTGCGTGGCGTCAAAACACACAACATCCGAATCAACAGAGACTAGTATAGCAGCTCACCCACGCGATGTCAAGGACTATTTTTGGCAGACTGCTATACTGGTAGAGTTAGGCTTTCTGCGGGGTCGGACCCGTTGTCGTTCCGCCACCACCGGTCGTCGGCGTGGTCGTATTGGTGATGTTCACCGTTGAACTCTTCGGGATGAGCTTCTTGATTTCATCCACGGCTGCCAATACGTCTGCCTTCAGCCCTACGATTACCGACTTGATGGAACTGTGAATCACCGCACCTACGAGAATGAACAAGACAATCGCCGCGAGGGCGACAAACAAAACTGTGAACATACCGCCTCCTGAAAAGAGTTACAACGTTGTAGGCCTTTACTTAGCTTACAACTCAATCATAGTGGGCTGCCAATCGCGGCCCCACATCGCGACGTTGTGCATCAAACAGTTACCAATCGACTCATCCAGACTCGGCATCTTATGACGACGCCCTTCATGGATGTGCCCGAATACGCAGTGCTTCGGCTGGGCCCGATAGATAGCCTGTCGAAGCTCTGGGCACCCACAAGCCTCACCATTATACGCCACATCCAGCACCCCGTGTGCAGGACTATGCGACACGAGCATGTCGAGCCCCTCGGGAATCAACGCAAAGCGTTCTTTACGCGGGCCCCGTTCCAGCATATAGTTCCAGTCACATATCGGAGAGACCCAGGGAGTCAACCAAAACCTCACCCCGTCCACTTCCCATTCCTCATCGATGAGCATCCGCGACCGAAGCCCATCGGGAAGACGTTCAACCCAATCATGGTTGCCGGGAGTAACAAGGATATGACGAGCGGGAACCCTCTGTTCCCACCGAGCATAGCTGGTCTCCAGCCATTCCATCTGTCGAGCCCGCATCACGCCGTAGTCCCACGGTGAACAAAGGTCCGCGCAGAAATCCCCGGCGATGAGTAGACAATCAAAAGACCCATAAATAGACAAGTCGGGCAACCGTCCATGAAGGTCCGCTATTGCCATTATTTTCATATGTTTCTCCACAAACACCACATCGTTCCCAAGCACGCCGGCGGAACAGACGAACTATCCAACCTTATCGAACTAACCATTCCCGAACACGCAGAAGCACATAGACTTCTCTGGCGTCAATATGGCAGACTTCAAGATAAAGTCGCATGGTTGGGTCTCGCAAATACCACCGAGGAATTCTTTGCTGCTAAGGTTGAACTCTGCCGGCAACTCAATACCGGTTCTATTGTTCCACCAGAGCGTCGAGCAAAAATAAGTGTAGCACTCAAAAACAAACCCAAATCTACGGAACACAAACAAAAACTTCGTGAAGCCGCATTAGGAAAGAAAGCATCCGAAGAAACCAAACTCAAACAACGATTATCGCACATGGGGAATAAGAATTCACTGGGCCATATTCAAACTGAAGAACATAAACGAAAGAACGCTCTTGCCCAACGCGGGAATCATCACGCACTGGGCAAGCACCACACTCTCTCACCCGAAATCCGACAACGCATGAGCGAAGCAGCCAAAAAACGAGAAGCCGCAAAACGACCTATAAAAGTATATCCAACTGGTTGATGGCCTCGGCGATAGCGTCTATAGCCTCATCGAGCTTATCTTCCATCTTTTCCTGTTCGGCAATAGCCCGCTGACCCATGTCCTCGTCATACGCTCCGCGAATGCGTTCAAGCTCGTCGTCCGCGCGGTCGCGTAGCTTAATCAACTGGTTGCGAATGTCCCGAATCTCTAGGCGCCACTTACCCATATTCAGAGGGCGGAACTCAGGGGCCGCTTCATTCAACGCCCGATGCAACTGACGTGCTGTAAATTTTGGCAT